ATTCAAGAGTATGCCCTTTATCTATAAGATAGCTAATGATTGAAAATTCTGTATCATTAGCTTTTATTAGTTTTTTATCTCGTCAGCAATTTTAGCAGCTTCTTCATTATATCCAGCTTTTTCGACAAGAATCCTTGATATCGCCGATTTTTCCCCAGGAAGTAAAAGCTTATCTACTATACCGATAGCATCACCAGTGACTTCGTAAGCTTCTAGTAACTCTTTATCATTGAGTTTAGGCTCGATACAGCAAGTATAGATGATAAAGTCGTCTTCTTTCTTACCATCTCCATAGTTTTGTGCATCATCTAAATCAAAGATATCCGGAGTCCTAAATCTGAAGACCCCGAGATCTTTCACTTCTACATTAAATTCTTTCTTTTTCTTCTCTTCAATGAGTTTTCTCTTTTCAATAAGAGCACGAGCATTAATAATTGATCCACTCATTAGTACACTCCTTCTGCTATATCGGAATCAGATACAGTGAATCCAAATTCAAATTCACGTCCCACAACTTCGGACTTATTAAATCCCGCCATTTGAAGTTTGTTGAACCACACGTTACCGATGTTGACTCTTTCGCGTTGTCCGCCTGGAGAGTCCGGGTCATTTATCGCAACAGAAAGCACTGATCTCACGTCATGTCCTTTCTTGTAAGCATCTAGCCACTTCTTAAGATATCTAGTGTACACATGCTTTACTTTAAAGGATCCAGATCCTTTTGTACCAGTCATCTTAGCGTCAACGTCAAGGTTAATTTGTATGTCTCCTCTTTGTATTTCAACATCCACCGATACTTCTTCAACTTCCACGATTGGGTCTCCATCAAAGTGGAGAGTCCCAAAAGCACCAGTCATCACGTTGTAGCCTTTAATTTCCATATTCTACCCCCTTATTCGTTTCTAAAGCTAATGTAAAGATCTTCCATAGCGTCTAGTAGAGATACTTTACCATTCAAGAAAAGCTTAGATCCTGTGTTGTAGGTCTTTATTTGCATTTCTGTCATCTCGTCTACGTCAGCGCCTCTTATGATCGCATATCTTCTATTAGCTTCAATGTCGATATCTACGGAGTTGTCGCTTTGTGCTTCAACTACTGTTTCTTCAAGCTCTTTAAAGTACACTCTATTGATTAAAGCTATGAACTGTTGCTTGTTTTCGTACTTATTCAAGATCTTACCTACATAGAAGTTATTCCAGGTATCTCTTATGTCGTCTTTGATTAAGTGGATTGCTTCTACAATTCTTATCTTTGAGAAGTCCTCACCTTTGTCTTGTTCGTAATCGGTAAATGAGTTTACACCCATTGCAATCTTGTATTTCTTACCATCGTAGGTTAAGAATAACTTACCTTCGTTGACCGCTTCGTCTTCTTTATCTGCAAATGGTAAAGACGCCCAAGAGATTTTTGGCCATGAGAAGAAAGTGCAGGATCTAGTTAGTGGTAAAGCCGCTAAAGTTGACGCTACAAGTGCTGTGAACTCTAGTCCAGAGTATTTTTCACCATCGTAAATAAGATTTGGTTCTGCCCAATTAATGATTGATATGTCATTCGCTTCTTGTTCAAATCCTACATACTTAATTGTTTTGTCTTTCTTAGACACGATGTCTTTATGCCAAGATAAAACTTTTCCGATATCATCATCAGTTAAGTTTGGTGTAGCGTAATAGTTGAACTTTTCGAGAGTTAAAGACTTCAAAAGACCATCTAAGGTTCTAGTCTTACCATCGTAAGTTCTCACAAGCATCCTGTTTGGTGCTGCTTCAAAAGCTAGCTTGATATATTTGTAGACATCTTTAGAGAAAAGTTTCTCGTCTACCTGTGCTAAGTTTGTGAAAGAGAAATCCTTCACTGTCTTGTCTTCGGTCTCTTTTAATATAAGAAGTACTATTCCTCTAGCGCTTCTTTGAATTGCCGTTAGTCCCTTAGACTTAAATTCAATCTTGACCGTTGGCATTCCGATTGTAGGCATTTAATCACCCTTCCTTTACTTCAAAATATAATTCTTTCATCATCTCAACCTTATCAGTTAAGATTTCGCGTTCTTGTTCTTCCATATCTTTTTCTATCGTCTTAACTTTTTCTATTTCACCGATTGTATTTGTTACGTCGGTAACCGCTGGATCTATCTTTGCAAGTCCGCCGGTCTTAGTACGTATCCAAGGTGTACTACCTTGTAAGTAGCTAAACTCGACTATGAAGTGTAGGTCTTGATCTACCAGCTTAATCTCCGGCTCTTCAGTGGTATGGATATATCGGTCTTTGACTTTTAGGCCTACTCTAAAGGCTCTTGATAAGAGTTCTCCGGCATTAATTGCCGCCCATACAGAGTCATCATTGGAAAAGTAGATAATATCCAGATTGATTTTATTTTCCACAGCCATAGCGCCGAAAGCCGGAGTCTTTATGTTGATAACTTCCACGGATACCGCAGGAGTTCTCAAGTTCTCAATTCTTTCTATGTGCACTGTCTCTTCCATATCGGGAAAAACGGCTCTAATCGTATCGGCTACACTTTGTAGCACGTCCGCAAAGCTTATCATTTAAGTCTCGCCTCCGCTCTACTGATTGCGGCTCTTATCCTTTCTGGGAGTTTAGCCTTGGCTCTTTGTCTCGAGGTTCGGAAAGTGTACTGCCCTTTTACATAGGATTTCACAAGTCTTTTACCAATAGCCGGTACAAAGCGACCAGCTTCTTGCCTGTGCCCGTATTCATAATGTTCGGCATACTCCATGTTATTGGATACAGCGATTACAAATTCCTTGCCGTGCTTTTCAGCACCTTCAAAGACAGTTGATCGCCTTAAATCTCCAGATACCACGTTGATATTCTTACGGGTATCGTCGCGCCACTCTAAGCCGAGTTCGTTTAACTCGTCCATAAGTTCTTCGTCAAAAGTAGCACCAAGTCTCGCGATTTTCTCCATCTCTTCTTTTAGTCCAGTAGTTTTAATCATGCAGCATCACTCCTAATTAGAGGTATCTCGATGTGTGATTGATACTTCACGCCTTCACCTGCTAAGAAGTGGTAAGAGATACCTAAGACATTCACGTCTACCATATCTCCCGCTTTGATTAAGACTTCGGGTCTTGCGAAGAGTGTTGCAAGATAGTTTATGGACTGCACAGTGTCGCTTGACCCTTCCGTGGATCCTTGCGTGAAGCTTATAGCGCACTTTAGATCTTTATAGATCATATCTTTATCGAAAGCGTCAAAGCCGTGCTTCTTCACTTTCTTAGGTCTTGAGATATTCGCGGTGTGATAGTAAGTAGTCTCTAAGATTCTAGCTTCGTCCATTAGATCACCACAAGCTTTCTAAATGGGTATAGCTGCGCCTTGTAATCTGTTATAAATTGACCTATAGACAAGTCGGCAGATGCGGCACTAGGTCTTTGACCATAGCTTATTTGAGTATCTCCACGTTTGATAGATTCTACAGGACCAGCACTTTCTTCATCTTCAGTCGCTGAAAACTTAAGATTGGCATAGTTTGCGACCATCTCGATGATAATAAGTTCAAGTTCTTCAGGGATTGTATTAATATGACAAAAGTTCATCACTTTCTGTGCAATTATATCCCAGTAAAACTCAATAAGGTCATCACTTAGATCCTGCGTCCTTATTAGCAGTTTTAGCTTTGGTAGAAGTTCTTTTTTCATCTGCTTTTACCTCTTCTTTCACAGGTTTAAAGCCTTTTTCCTTATATATAAGGTCAAAGGCTCTATCTGTCACCTCTACTACTATTCCTTCAAGGTTTTTAACTAGCAATTAACTCACCTCTAGGCTTGCTTAGGTTCTAGCACTGCGAAAGCATCATCTTTCACTACCATGTATGCGATATACATTGTCGCTCTAAGTGCTACCAAGTCTCTTTCAAAGAGGTTAATTGGTTGATTATCTTCACCTACTATAGTGGTTAAAGTAGCAGATTCATCAATCTTGTACTCGATGTTTTGTGGTATTCCATAAAACATATGGTTAAAGTCACCAGTAAGTAAAAGTGCTTTCTTTTCGTCCCAAGCTTTTCTATTTCCGTAAGCTATTGGAAGTCCTAAAGCTTCGGAAGTTGCTCCAGCTTTTGCATCGTTAAAGATTGGTAGGCTGTTACCATCCTTAGCGCCTCTTAAATTCTTCTTGAACTTTCTTATAGTTGCGAAAGCATTAGGTTCGTTATCTCCAGCTTCTACTAAAGCCATAAGATCGTTTAAATCGTCATAAAGACCTGGATTGGTTCCAAGTTTTACAGCGTTTCCTTTAGCTTTTGCTAGTTCGAATAGAGATTTGCCAGTACCCCATGGAGATTCAGTACCAAAGAGAGCCGCCGCATCAAATTTAGCTTGGAAAGCTTCAGCAATTTTAGGTCTCATAGCTGTAAAGAAATCTGATTGAGTATAGTTTAAAAATTCCTTTGAAAC